GGACGTTGACTACATGAAGGCGCTGGAAGAAGGCGACACCGCCGCACAGCGAGCCATTGTGTCGGTTAAGCAAGCCCTGCGCGATGTGACTGCGGATGCTCGGATCGCTGGCGCTGCCACCCCTGACGCGCTCAAGGCTCTGACGCTCGACGCGCTGCTGGGCTTTGGCGCTATAAATGATGCCCGTCCGTAAGGTCAAAGGTGGCTGGCAATGGGGGAAGGGTGGCAAGGTCTACCCCACCAAGGAGCAGGCCGAGAAGCAAGCCAAAGCCGCCTATGCCGCGGGGTATAAAAAGAAGGGTTCGAAGTAAATGGAAGCAGGGATGGTCTGGAGCGCTGTACTCTCGTTCTTTTTGGGACTGCTGGGGTGGGTGCTGAAGAGCTACGTCGATGAGCTGAAGCGGGTGACCATCCTGCTGAACCGGACGCGCGAAGAGCTCGCGAAAGAGTACGTCACCAAGGGCGAGGTCCACGCCGACATCAACCGGGTGATGAACCGCCTCGAGGCACTGGACGCCAAGCTCGACCGCTTGCTGGAGGCCCGGGCGAACACTGGAGGAAAGATGATATGACCAATCAGGCCTATCAGCTGGCCCGGGCCGACCTTGGCACATGGGAATACCAAGCCGGCCACAACCCCAAGATCCTGCAATACTTCGCCGACGTCGGCCATGGCTGGGTCAAGGATGACGAGACCGCATGGTGCGCTGCCTTTGTCGGCGCGATGCTCAAGCGCGCAGGCATGCCCCAGACCGGCAAGCTCAACGCCAGATCCTATCTCGGCTGGGGCGACGAGGTCGCGCTCAAGGACGCGCAGGAGGGCGACATCGTCGTGTTCTGGCGCGGCACCAAGGACGGATGGCAGGGCCATGTCGGCTTCTTTGTGCGTCGCGCTGGCGTCAGCATCGAGGTGCTGGGCGGCAACCAAGCCAATCATGTAAACGTCAAGCGCTACCCTGTCGACCGTTTGCTGGGCGTGCGTAGGGCACCCGGCACGCAGGCACCGACCATGGTGCGCGTGGCTGACCGGCCCGCACGCGAAGCAGCGACGCAATCCAAGACGATGCAGGCCAGCGCCGCGCAGGTCGTCACCGCTGTCGGCGGTGGCGCGGGCGCGATCGCTGCGCTCGACGGCACGGCACAGATCGTGGCGCTCGGGATGTTCGGCGTCATGGCGCTGCTGGCTGCATGGGTCATGCGCGAGCGGCTGCGGAAGTGGGCACAGGGGGATCGGTGATGGCCAATCAGCCCGGGCTGTACGCCAAAACCACGAAGAAAAAATAGAGAGGAGGTGATCTAATGTACGGAAAGAAGAAACCCAAAGGAGGCGGTGGAACCAAAAAATGATCCTGTCACGCATCAAGCTCTGGCTGGCGGCGGCAGGAGCCGCCGTCCTCGCCTTTCTGGCGATCTACTTGCAGGGCCGCAGGGATGCTGCCTCACGGGCCCGCACAGACGAGCTGGAGGGGTACAAGAACACACGGGAGGCAATCGATGACGCCGAGATCCATGGCAATGATCCTGCTGCTGCTCGCAACTGGCTGCAGCACTACGCAGATCAGGAGCGGCGACGCGATCTGTGACGGAACGAGACAGGCCCGCGCGGATCTCGCACGGGCCTTGCTTGATGACGGTGGCGACCAATCGGTCACAGCGGGTCAGGCGCTGCTGTCGCAGCTGCTCGAGGCCTGCATCTAGTAGGGCAGCCCCATATGATGCCAACGGTCTCGCAATTTATCGACCGCATCCCAGAAGGCATCGCGATCAGCGTCAGGCACATACACAGACAGGCGAGCCAAACCCTTATTGAGTTGTCGCTGGTGATAGTTGCGTTGCGCTTTGATGTTAGGACGCGATACGCCAGTCAAATCTGCTGTTTTGGGTGGGATGTAGGGCTCAGGCGGCGTAAGCTTTACTTTCTTTTTAGGCATCTGGCTTTCCTTCTCTTCGGGCTATTTCGCGGTCGATGTACCACCGCGCTTTCTTTAGATCCTCGATGGCGTTGTGCTTTAGGTCAGCGCGCCAGATGTACTTGACCGCGTTACCGAGACAGAACCCCATGTGCTCGGTGATCTGGATGCACTCAACACCCGACGGATGCCGGGTGTAGTGCGGGGGATGATTGACGGGGTCGGTCACAGCGCCTCCTCGATGATGTTGGTGATCTCGGCGTCGACAGTCAGCTCGCGGATCTGCTCGAAGGCGAGGCGCATGTCCTGCACCCGGCACTCGAGCGCGTCGATGTCCTGCTGATAACCGCGCTCGATCTCGCGGCGCTCGTCGCGGTACTCGATCGCGCAGTGCTCGGCCTCCTGCAGCTTGTCCTCGAGAAGATCGAAGACGAAGTCGAGCTCCGGGTAGCGGGCGCGCAGATTGTCGAGGTCGGGGCGATCGGTGCCGGTGGCGAGCTCGAGCTTGGCGATGGCGATGGTGGCGTCATAAGACATGGTGGTCTCCTCAGATGTGGTTGATGCATTCAGGGCCGAAGCCCGCTTCGATGGATGTCGGATCGGTCAGGGCCCGACCGCAGCGGGCGCAGCGGCCCTCGTGCCAGAACTCGAGCTGCTCCGGCATCTTGCCTGCCGAGAACTGACGCAGCGCCCAATCTAGCCCAAGGAATGCCGGGTGGCTGGGGCTGCCCTTCTTGCCCGGGATCAGAGCGTTGCCGTTTTTGGTGAAGCCGATGTACTCGTAATCCTGCTCGTTATTCTGCCCGACCAGCAGGCTGGCGAAGAACACGTCGTCGGTGTCCTTGGCCTTCGACACGCGGTAGGTGTACCGCTTGCCGGTCTGCTTGGACACGAGCGTAAAGCGCGCGCGACCGCCCAGAACAAACTGGTGGGCGTCGGCGGCGGTGGCGATCAGGTGCGGGTGGGTCATGGTCAAGGTCTCCTGTGGTGTGTGCCCTAGAGATAAGATGCTGATCAGCATCTGTCAAGGGCTACACCTCCTCGTCTTCGAGCTCACCCCATGACGGGCCCGTGCCGCCCTCGACCAGAGCGTCGGTCGGCGCGCCCGGGAAGATGTCGAGGTAGCCTGCGACCATGTCCTGCTTCATCCACTGCAGCGCCTCTGGCGCGTCGTCGATGTAGGCCTCGTCGATCAAGGCGTCGTGGATGGTCGCGGCCATCCGCGTGCCCATGTGCCGGCCCCGATCGGCGGCGTCCTGCAGGCGCTCCCGGTGCCGGATGATCGCGCGCGCCATGACGCTGAGCGCTGCGCGCTGCACGGGGTAGTTCGCGCACTTGGGCAGCTGCGGTTTCTTGCCCAGATAGATCGTGCCGCCGTCGACCATCGGCAGGAAACCGTCGCGGAGCGCGTGGTTCATCATCGTGTTGCGAAGACCGAAGGCCTTGGGGTAGCGGTCGGCCCAGAAGTCAATGAGCTCTTGTGCCCGGGTGATCGAGGTACGCAGCGTGCCCGACAGGCCCATCGCGCCTGACCCATAGATGATGCCGAACGACACGCCCTTGGCCTTCGACCGGATCTCTTTGCCCTCGGGCGTCTTCTTGTCGATCTTGTGCCCGGCCATGTTCGACCCGACCTCGCTGTGCAGGTCTCCGTGCACGCAGTCGTAGAGCAGCTGGTCATCCTCTGCCAGCAGCGCCAGCACCTTGAGCTCGATGCCGCTGTAGTCGAGCGACACCAGCCGCTTCTTGGGCGGCGCGATGAACGACAGCCGCACGCTGGTGAACTCGCCCAGCAGCTCGCGATCGCGCGGGAACTGCTGCGCGTTTGGCGACGAGCTGGAGAACCTGCCGGTCACCGCGCGGGCGATGTTGTAGGACGGGTGCAGCCTGCCGTCGCTGGCGTTCTGCGCCATCGTGATCAGCTTGTTGCCGAAGTTCGACAGGTACTGGTTGATCGTGGTCAGGTCGGCGATGTTGAACAGGACGTCAGCCAGCGGCCCTTCGCCACCGGCAAGCGCTGCCATCTCCTTGCAGGTCGATGTCTTGATCTCGAGCTGACCGGTCTTCTCGGTGCGCGGCCAGTGCGCGAGGTATTCGTCAGGCAGGATCGCAGCGAAGTAATCCGACCACTGCTTGCGCGACTGGATGTTCTCGACCTCCTCCTCGCTGACCAGCGCGCGGATGTTGGCCTCGTAGATCTCGTGCTTGCTCTCCCACTGCGCCACCAGCTTCTTGTGGCGCGCCTGATCGAGCAGCAGGCCGGTCTCGCGCATCTCGTGGACAGGCACGATCAGTGCGTCCAGCATCGCCTGTGCACGGCGTGCAGGCGGGTGCTCGTCGAGCTTGGCCTGCCAGTGCTTCCAGAGCTTCCACGTCCACAGCGCGTCGTCTGCGGCGTACTGGAGCTGCTCTGGCTTGAGCTCGGTCGCTGCCCAGTTCGAGATCTGCTGGTCCTTGGGCATCTCGTACTGCAGATCGGCCTTGAGCATGAGCGCCAGCGACATCTGATCGCCGCCCATGCGGGCGCGGCGGGCGTGCGCCACCTCGATGACCGTAACGTCAGGCGCGTCGGCGGCGTCGAACCACTGGTATTCGAACCCGGCGTTGAACGCGATCCACGTCGCGTCCTCGAACCACTCGGCATAGGGGGCGAACGATCCGCCCTCGAGCGCCCAGAAGTCGATGACCGCCCAGACCTTGTCGTTGCAGATCTGCGCCAGCCTGACCTCGCTCTCCTGCGGGCGCAGGCCGGTGGTCTCAAAGTCGAGCGCGGCGTGGTCGGTGCCGATCAGGTCGAGCAGATCGTTCAGCTCGTCCTCGGTCGTGATCATCTGGTATTCCATGGCGGCCTCCTGTGGTGTGGAGAGGCGGGCCCGAAGGCCCGCCCCGTTGTCAAGCGCGGCGTGCGCGCCGGGTGCGTGCCGGCTTGACCTCTTCAGGCTCGGGCTCAGGCTCGGCGAGCTTCTCAGGCTCGGGCTCTGCCTCGGCTTCACCGCCCAGCATGGCGGCGGCCTCCTCTTCGGTGATCCACTCCTCGATGTCGAACTTCGGCTTGAAGTTCCACTCGCCCTTGGCTTGGAACTTCTCGCGGGTGAAGTAGAACAGCGGGAAGTTCGGCTCACCTCGGATCGTGCGCTGCGCGATCTCGTCGAAGAGATCTCCAACCGCGTTCTTGCCGCTGATGCTGTTGGTGGCAAATTGATATTGCACTACCTCGCCTTCGGTCGACATGAAACCGAAGCCCAGCATCGACTGCCAGCCGTCCTGCGCGCGGGCGTAGGGGCCCTTGTCCTCGAGGTCTGCCTCTTTGACCGCCAGCTCTGGCTGATAAATCGACCACAAATGCCGACCAACTGGTTTGTTGTCCTTCCAGCAGGTCCAGCCACGAAACGCCGAGCGCGGCTCCATCAGGAACAGTTCGTCCTGCGGGAGGTCGTCACGATCACGACCGTAGGTCAGCTCACCGGTCTTTCCAGAAAACGAGACATACTCGATGCCGTTGCTGGCAGAGCCGGTGCTTTCTTCTGCGCCGGCGGAGGCGAGCGCCTTTGCCATTGCGTTCTTGTCGAGGGTCGGGAGGTTACCGCCCTTGGCGTATGCTGCGAGAGATGTAGACATGATGTGCTCCTTTTCTACGTTGCACGTCTCAACAGAGGCTGTCTGGGCCTCACTCGACGGTCAGGCGCTCGCTTGGTTTGCCTGTCGTCATGAAGGGGCGGAGATCGATCCCGGCCTTCTCCATCTTCTTCCAGTCGTACGCGCGCCGCCCGGCGACTGGTGTCAGTTCGACCTTGTGGTTGCCCACGACCAGCTGCGAGGCGTTGCGCGCCTTGAGCTCGGTCTTGATGTCCTCGGCGGCGACCATCTTGCGCTGGGTCGCGGCCTGCTCATCGGCCTTGGCAAGGACGTACGCCTGCACGGCGGCGTCCAGACCAGAGCCACGGTTGCCCCTGCTGACCGTGGCCTCGCCCTCGATCTCGATGCCGCACTGCTCAGCAAAGGGGCAGCCGCCGTACTTCTTGCATTCGCCGCTGCGCTTGCCCTCGCGATCGAGGCGGTCAGCGCCCTTGGCGTTGAGCATCTTCTTGGCGCGCGGTGCCAGCCGATCGAGGATGTCTCGGTCGCGCTTGACGTCGAACT